CGAAAACGTTTGACCGCTTGTCCGAGAAAATAAGGTCGTACGCTGATGGAAACAGTGCACCTCCTGAAAGTCTCGTTGACGAGTGGTCACTTCTGTGTAGAGAATTAAAGGATAACATGCTGAACGAATTATTGTCAGATGTTACTCCTTTGGAATTACAAATTACATACAAACAAATTTATGAACCAGAAGATTTGTATATGAGACCGTATGATTTGCGGTCCGTACAACCTTCTGAAACAACAGACGTAACAGGAAAGAAGAAAGTTAAAACAGTAGATTATATTAAAGAACGATTAGCGAGGGAAACAGCAATTTGTCATTTTATTAGATTTCGTAATATAGTAGCAGTAATTCGAGCTTGTTTCGGCCCTGCTTTCGTCGCTTGTCCGTTAATCCAAAATCTGAAATATTACTTGACGAAAGTGGGTTTTGATCCTTTTCTTGAATCGAAGTTTGGAAATATATCCTTAAATACGTATGATAGTATGGTGTCTACTAGATGTTTCATCTTACTGAATTGTGCTTTTGCGAGTCTGAGTGGTACGATACCTGGCGAGTACGCGGAAGAATTGGGAAGATATCTCTTCCTGGATCCGTGGCAACATACCACCAACATAAAAAAGAACACAACTATTTTGAAACAATCATTGTATACATGCGCTCCAAGCTCGAACTTCATAGTCTGGGATGATGACGGTAACCCACACAGTAGTTATGGGTATCATACCGCATTATCAAAAGATAATGACAAAGAAACTTTTAAGCGTCAGGGTCCTGAGTGGAAAGAGAATTTATTGTGGATGACTAAGACTATGCCTAAAATGGCTGAGTTATTCACTAAACTAGCTAAAGGGAATGTTACTGAGTTCGAGCTCGTACCAGCCAATTGGTTAGTATTCCTCGAAGCTTATAGCGGCTTTATGCGCTCTAACGATTTCTTATCACATAAAAAGCAGACTGAAGCGGGAGAGGGACCTGTGGACCCGCCTTTCACTCCATTTCTAGAATCCGTGTGGCTAGAAGCTCTTGAGGGGTGTAAAGAAAGGCTAAAGCAAACTACTTATGAGGTATTCTTAGATAGGCTAACGGCGAAGATGACGTCAAAAAGTGCAGGAGGAGACTCCATTGATATGACTTATACTGTAAGGCATGTGGAACACGAGACGACATTCAGGTCAAAAATCATGGTGTGGTTCGCTAAATGCTATGAATGGTTAAACCCTGAGGTCGTCCTCAAACAATTGACAGATGAGATTCCTGGTCTTATATTTTCTAGAAACGTGCCAGCGAGAGATACCAGAGCTATTTTTGCTATCCCTGGTCCGATCTATGCTTGTGAAACTTGGTTGGGAGCAGCTCTTTTAGATTGGCTATCAGACCAGCCTGAGTTCACATTAGCTAAAGAAAGCTCCTCATTCATCGCCAATCATGCGCGTGGGTTGAAAGCTGTGGGTCGACAGGATAAGTATGTCCTGTTGACTGACTTTTCTGCTTATGACGCTACTGAAAAGTGGAACAACGTTAGACGTACGATGGTGAGAGTACTGCGGAGATGGGGGATAGAAAATAATTTTGGACCTTTTGGTCCTTGGAAAAGCGCGCCTGAGATGATATGTCAGATATGGGAAAAGCTACAGCACGCGGTTTTTGAGGAAGATGAAGTAAAAATGGTACTTGATATGTTATTATCAGGTGAATTCATGACCATTTTGATTAATTGTCTAACGAATAAGGCATTATTCAAGTACTTCATGTCACAACTAGCAATAGAAAGACCAGTTATCTCTCAAAAATTGTCGGTTGAACACTATGAAATTATGGGAGATGACTTCTTTTGTATTTTTGCAGCTAAAGTCGGATTGACAGCTGATGAGATTAAATCAATAACCGATTTTAATGCTGAGTGTGCTACTAGAAATGGCATGATTATCAACGCCACGAAATCTATGTTTTCAAAACACCAATACGAGTATTTAAAGAAAAGATCGATTGGTGGCTATATTATTCCTAGACTATCACAAATCCAAGTATTAAACTCTGAAAGAACTAACTACCTTCCAACCGCTGTTCAACATTTATCAGGTTACTCCCAACTTATGGCAGAATATGTTAGCAGAGGGGGTAATCCAACTGTAGCTAACTACATCATGATATTCACTTGGAATATCAAAAGAACAGTAAAGACAAAAAGAAAGGGTGAAATAAAATGGATAAATTTACCATTCTGTTTGCTATATGCCCCAGCTTCCATGAAAGGAGTTGGGTGGATAAATGATTGCTGGATAGGTTCGAACAGAGAGGCTATTTTATATAAATATTTTGATGCTGATACATTAGATCGTATACAATACGCGGTTTATATGGCTAACGTCAGGATGTCCGATATAAAGTCTGAGGCCGCTACGAGTATTATACAATCCGGACAGGTGAACGAGGGTCTTGAGTTTTTGACGACAGTCCAGAGTTATCCAATAAATCTGGATAGGTTAAACAGATCTCACAATGCGTTATATGCTTTGCATAAGATGAAGGTAAAGATAGATGATCGATTAGCTTATTTCAATTTACCAACGAGAGCCATCCACAGGGCCATAAAAGATAATCCTACCATGTTACAATTAGAGTATCAGGATCGCGATTACCTGTATACACAAGTAGAAAAGAATCAACTCCCATATGTTGAGCCGAAGATCGAAGACATTTATGTCACTGCTGAAACAGCAGAAAAGATTAGAGGCGCTTTCAAATATCACAGCGGGGTGACGTTCTTTTTTGAAAGTGACATTCTGCCAGAAAAACCTGCTGCTGGTTATCTGGGTAAGAAGATTATACGGGTACACGTGATTGATGAGGCTCAAGATGACATGAAGTTTGGTATTATCTATGCCCCAAGCGGCAGTGGAAAGACGACTCTTGTAAATAAACTTAAAGATAGTAGGCTCGTTGATGGTGATGATGTGATAAGAGATACAATTGGATGGCCTGAGGTCCCAGAGTTCTGGAAAGTGATGTCAAAATCTGATTTGGAACAATTCTATTCAAGATGTTATAGCGCAATGTCCACCTACGCTTCTAAGCACCAAGTTTATGTGTTAACTGGAGTGGGAA